GTAGGGTCTGTGTTATTAGCTATAGCTGCTATTGCGTTCGCTGCATCCTCACTAGCCGCCGCTGCTATGGCAGCGTGTGGTACTACGCCTTCAATTATGGCAGTAATGACATCATCCCTAGCATCCTTTTCATCCTTACTACTGCCTGCACTTGGCAAGATTGGATTAGGTACAAATGGGCTACCGCCTGGGTTAGGTACAAATGGCTTGCCGCCTGCGCTGGCCTGTGCTAGAGCTATGGCAGCGTTATAGGCTACTCCTAGTAAAGCAATGTAATCTTGTAAAGCCATATAGCGTGCTAAATCATTAGCAGACTGTGTAAGTCCTATGGCCTTCTCATTACTTGCCATTATCGTATTAAGTGTGGCAAGGGCTTCGCTAGTATCAGCGATAGCTGCCAATTTAGCTATAGAGGTAAGTTGTATCTGTGTGCGTTCATTATATTCATTAAGTGCCGCTAAACCACCTTGCTTAGTTATTGCATCGTTAAACTTAGCAAATGCCGCACTTTTTGCCTGATTTTTATCATCCTCTGACATCTTGGTCTTATCGATAGCCGCTAATTCTGCTAGTAATTGATCTGCCAGCGATGATAACGATGCGTTATTTATTGTAGTGATGCCTGCTAGCTTGGCTGTCTGCACCGATGCTTGTAGTACGCCTAACTGCTCTAAGTAATTAAGTGCTAGCTCGCCATTGTCATTTTCTATGGCCTGCATAGCAAGTAGGCGTAGCCTTGTATCTGCATCATAAGTAGCTTTAAGTGCAGCTGCTATATTAATCCGGTTAAGGTCAAAGGCAGCTGAGGCTTTACTGAGCGCCTCCGACTTTTTTTCTGCTAAAGCTTTTTTCTTAGCACTTGCAGCGGCGGCAGCTGCAATAGCTGCAGCGGCCTTTTTATCTGCCGCTAACTTAGCAGCGGCGTTTTTATTAGCATTGTCAATAGCTGCTCGATCGCCCGGGGATTGTGCAGCTGGGCCATTTGGGAAACGAACCCGGGGCACTAATCCTAAAAAACCACCAAACTCAACCTGCGACATAAGATTATTGAGGGCATTGTAGTCAAACATGACTCTGACTAAGCCAGCTAGAGTTTCACTAAATAGACTAATTTTACTAGTGGCCCTATCAATATCACCGCCGCCTGCTATAGCCTTAAACTTATCTAAAAATGCTTTTCCTAAAGTTTCAGCTGCATTAGCTGTGGCTACATTTAGTTTAGCCATATCGCCTGCATAGCCTTGTAAAGATTCTGCCCCTGCGCCTGCAAATCTGTTGGTAATTACTGCCAAAATTTCATCAAATGACATAGCAGTGATTTGTGCATTTGTTAGACCTAGATTTAATTGTTTAAGACCTTTTTTATTTCCAACATAGGCCTGCGATAATATGTCAATGGTCTGTGCGTACCCTAGCCCTGCACCATTTGAAGCATCAAATGCTACAGTCATTAGCTTTTGAGTCACGCTGATTGATCCTGTAGTGCGCGCTAATTGTGCATAGGCAGGCCTTAACTCATCATCTAAAATTGTAGTCTGTTGCTCTAGGCTTGCTATAAATCTTTCTGAGTCTGCATTTGCATAGGCCAGGCCTAGATTTTTTAGATTGACTGCTAGCAGCTTTTGCGCCTTTTGATCCTGAGCCGCGGCAACGGATGCCATTTTTACATATTGCACTATTGCCCTAGTGCTAAAAGCTATGCCTAACGCCGCTCCTAATTTTTTGGCGCTTTTGGCTAATTTTTGTGCAGATGTGTCGGCTGACTTAAATGCCTTTTTGCCGGTAAATTCTGCAAGAATATCTATAACTATATTGCTCATGCGCTAGCCTTACTGCTACTAACTGTGGCCCTCTTGTCAAAATTGATTTTAGCCTTGTCAATAGCTGCAAATATAGCCGCTGTCTGTTTTCCCTCATCCTGATCATAAGCTCTAAAGAGCACTCGGCCTCTCATGTCTGAGTTATCACGCTTGCGCCCATAGATAGGGCCCTGTTGCACAAAGCGTGCGCCCTGCGCTGTAACGCCTCCAGGATTTGCCCTGCCTGCAGTTTCATATATTGCACCGGCTGCGCTCATATTTTTGACTCTAAATAGTGATCTAAAGCCTTTACTGTTTGGCTTGCCATAGCCTGTGCGATAGACAATGCCGCGCTTAATCTCTGTAGCGTTATAAAGTGGGAAAAAGCGCACCCTGCCTTTAGTGTTAAATGTATTAAACATCGAGCTTCTCGCCGTTATTTTTCTATCGGCGTTGAATTGCCAATTATAGAGCCCACCTGGAGCCTGATTAGGCACAAAGCCTCTAGCAGATTTTTGTATTACTTTAAGGCTAACTGTTATCTCAGCTGTAAGCTGTTTAGCTAAATCAGGTGCATAGGCATTAAGAGCTTTACGCAGAGCCATTACGCCTTTTACCTCTACTGGCACTGCGCACCTCCTCTGCTCTATCGTTTAGTACCTTAATAACATTTGCGAACATTGTGCTATCTAAATCTAGTAAAGCCTGGGGCGCGATACCTGTCTCTACCGCTATCTGCGCGATAAGGTAGCCAAAGCTGCCGCGCCCCACTACTCCAAAGGGCTATCCTCTAGCACCTCGACCTTAGCTAGTGTGTCTAGAAAAGCTGCTCCAAATGTAGGCACAATTTGTCCTGATGATCTCAAACACTCATGAGCCAACCAATATACATCCGATTGTTTTTCCTCGATTCTAAAAGCCTTATGAAATCCTTGCTTGGCGTAAAGTTCAAATGCCCACTCAATGCGAGGTGTAATTTGATGCTCTGTCACGCTGCCATCTGTCATAGTAATTTTTAGTCTTGCCATAGTGAGGCCCCTTAGCTAGTTAGTCGATTATGGTGTGGTATCTACAACTATAACGCTGTTGCAGGTAAAAGTAATGCTCTGCATACTTACATCGCCTGGAGCACCATTTATATCTTGTGTGTTATTTACTAACACAGTCGTCTGATATTCAGGATTTGTAGCAGATATCACGGCGCTTGTTTGTTTTAGTTTAAGAGCTACTGTTGTACCCCAGGCAGCTTGCAGCGTTGGGATTACACTACTGGCGGCTGTGTCGTTTAAAAAGTCAAGCGTAATAGTGCTGTTTTCTAATCCTTTTACAAATTTTTCCGCAGAATCGCCCATAGCTGTGACAGGCAGTTCCGTAAATTGTCTATTGATTGTGGCGCTAGTTACATGATCGGAGAGATCAACACTATTAAGCGTGACCACTACCCCATTTGATAAATAAATAGCCATGCTTATTCCTCATCCTTCTCTGTTTGTGTTGGCTTTGTTTGTTTGTTTTCTTTAACCTCTACCGGCAATTCTTGCCCGATTTTGATTAAAAATGCTTTGTCTTCATCTGTAAGTGACATATTAGCTCCAAGTAGTTAGTACGGATATGGCAAAATCTGCAGTAAGCATTTGACCTGAGGGCACATCAAGCATAGTGGGAGCAGAGGCAGCGCCTATATTAAAAACAATGCTAGAGGCAGATAGTTTGTTAAATACTGCCACTATAAACTCCTCGATGTTTGAAAGATTGCCCTGATTATCTAGATATGGCACAACCATGATAATTTTGAAGTTAGCTAGGCAACTAATGCTATTAAAAGAGTTATTCTGTGGCTCTAAGTATGGATCGGATGGCGCAACTATCACTGAATTGGCAAGAATTACTGGTGGTGGAAATGAGAAAATGCTCCACACACCAGCATTGGTAAGAGCTGTGGCTACTGTCGAGCGCAGCGTGGTCAGAGCGACTGTCATTATTGCTCACCCAACCATTGCGCCTGGGTTAAGGTATGGAGCTAGCAAGCCTCGAATAGATGCCATAAGCGTATTTGACATTCTAAATGTGCTCACGCCATAGCCCTCAACGCCTGCGCCGCCATTTTGCGTAGCCTGCCTTGATTGCCAAATGTTAGTAGCTAGCATGAGTGAGGCTGATCGTATTGCCGCTGTATTTGCATAACTTGCCGTCTTATCATCGGGGCCTGTCATAGTGCCATAGGGCAATACAAGATGTATAGGATCATCGGATGCTGTGATGGCAAATTGCAGGTATTGATAGCCTAAAGGATATGTGTAGCGTGTAGGTAAAAATAAAGTAGTTTGTGTAGTAGCAAATGGGCCTGTGCCAGTAATAGTGCGTGTGCCGTTATAGGTTGCCCCGGATGCTGCAATAGTCACCGATTGACCTGTTACAAATTGGCCAGGGCTAGAGATTACTACTGTGGCTGTGTTATTGGCCAAGCCAGTAGCTACAACAGGTGCAGAGTTAAATTGTATAAATGAGTTAATTAAATCCTGCGCAGTTTGACAGCATTCCTCGACTGTTGCATCTGCATACAAAGTGCCTATGCCTAAGGATGTGCGTAGCTCTGCCATCGTTGTATATGTAGCTGCCATGAGCGCATCCTTCCTATCGTAAGGCTTACAGGGCTAGGGCCTCCTAACCCTGTAAGCGGCTTAGGGTTTATTTATGTGAGGTTAAATCTTTGTAGGCCACCTGAAATTAAAGTTTTGACTGCAAAATATCCATAAAGCAAAACAGATATTTCACCAGTAGCAACCACATTGACAGATAGTGTCAATTTTGGTGACTCATAAATTACGATAGCCGATGGTGTGACAATAAATGCACTGTCATCGATTGTTGTGGCAACCATGTTGGTGTCCACAAAAAGGTCTAACCCTAATATATTTCCGCGGATGCTAGTAGGGCGTGCATCACCAGATGTATTTTGTGGAAAAGCAGCTGCATAGATTGGGCGCAGGTTGCTATCTTGTGCATTGATGAGCAATGACCATTGTGATGTACCTGCAATGTATGCTGTGGCAAGCTCACCACTAGCAGCGTATGCAGCTGGTGCACCAGCACCTACAAAGTTCTGCACACCTGTAGCACTAGCTGCAACTGTTGTAGCACACAATGTGCCGCCGCTAACGATTTCTGCAATTACAGCTGCATCCGATGCCTTGTTATATGCCCGGGTGCAGTTTTCAAACATCGCTGCATAAAAACTTGGAGATGATCTGTCGAGAAGCTCTGCCGACATGATCTGTGTGCCGGCCAGTTTT